GACCCAACATCTGGCGAACAGGTATTTAGTAACTACTATCCAGCATCTACGAATGCTTCTGACATCATTGCAAACATCATTGATGACCCTATGGTCGTTTATGAAGTGCAAGCAGATGAAGCTTTCCCTGTTGCGGATTTACTCGGTAACTTCGATGTTATCAAAACAAACTCTGGTTCTACCAAAACTGGTATTTCTGGAGATGAGGTTGATGTATCTACAGGTGCAACAACCGCAACTTTACCCCTGAAAGTAATTGATATTTCTCAGGATCCCAATAACCAAGACGTAGGCTCTTCCAATACAAATGTGTATGCTGTTATTCAGAATCATGTATTTGGTGTGAAAGCTGCGGGTCTAGCATAAGGAGTTAATAAATGGCTATTTCAAGAGCACAATTAGCGAAGGAGCTAGAACCAGGTCTGAACAGTTTATTCGGTATGTCGTATGATGAATACACAAACGAATACGCTGAAATCTTTGCCCAAGAAGACTCTCAAAGAGCTTTCGAGGAAGAAGTTTTAATCACAGGCTTTGGCGGCGCTCCGACAAAAACTGAAGGCGGCTCGGTTGATTTCGACCAGGCTACTGAAAGTTACACTAGCAGATACACGCACGATACAATCGCGCTTGCATTTGCTTTAACGGAAGAAGCTGTAGAGGACAACCTTTACGATTCTTTAGGTAAAAGATATACAAAAGCACTAGCGAAATCGATGGCTAACACCAAAGAAGTCAAAGGCGCTGACGTACTCAACAACGCATTCTCTTCATCTCATGTAGGTGGCGATGGCGTATCTCTTATTAACACTGCGCACGTCCTAGCGGGCGGTGGCACAGCTGCTAACAGAGCTACATCAATGGCTGACTTAAATGAGACTTCATTAGAAGATGCTTTGATTGATATTGCTACTTTTACAGATGACCGTGGATTGACGATTTCTGTCCAGGCTGACAAACTTGTGGTTCCACCACAGCTAGTGTTTGTTGCTGACAGAATCTTAAACTCACAAGGAAGACCAGGATCTGCTGATAATGACCTGAACGCAATTAAGAGCACTGGTGTTCTTTCTGGCGGTTACACAGTTAATCATTATCTAACTGATCCAGATGCTTTCTTTCTTCTGACTTCTGTTACATCCCAGGGCGAAGGCCTCAAGATGTTCCAAAGAAGCCCGATGGAGACATCTATGGAGCCTGACTTCACGACTGGTAACATCCGTTACAAAGCTCGTGAGCGTTACAGCTTCGGCTTTAGTGACTGGAGAGGAATCTACGGTTCACAAGGTGCATAACGAGTAGCAGCGTTGACTGTTATAGAAAGGGACCTTCGGGTCCCTTTTTTTTGCCTAAATTATTTTACATATATTTGTATAAAAACTTGCACATAACGACACGATAACCTATAATTAGTAAGTAATGATAATTAACAAGGAGAAAAAAAATGGCGTTTAACAGAGCATATTTAACAACTAGCAAGTTTGGCAGCAAAGGTTTACTTGAGGGTAAAAAAGAAATTACTTTAGAGGTTGAGATTCCTGACGGTTACTTCACACAAGAAGTAGCGCCAGAGGCTCCGCTTTACAGGTTTGTGTGGAGAGATGCGTTTGGTTACCACCTGGAACCTGTTGACCAGCCAGAAGGCATGATTGGTCCAATGGCCAACGGTGTCTACGCTGAGATCCCTAGCATGGTTAGAGAGAAGCTTGCCAAAGCAAAAGGTATTGCAGAGTACGCGGTTCCACAACTTATGAAGGTCCACGACAGGTTTGAGACTCAAGCACAGTACGATATGTTGAGCAGATAAGGAGACGCGAGTGGAGTTATACCTAGATTGGTCAAAAGGTGAAAAGCAGTCGGATGGCCGGCTGCTTAAAACCGCCAAACCTACGCCTGAATTTTGGGCGTTATGGAAAGTCAAAAAAACAACAATTAAAAAAGCCGGTTACACAGTCAGCAAGATTAATGATGCCTGGCTAGTAACCCACATGGTCGATGACAATGCTGCAATCGAAGATTCAGTGGCCACAAACTCAGATCTACAAATACCTGTACCCGCGGGCCTTGAGTATTTACCTTATCAAAAAGCCGGTATTGCTTACGCTGCTGGCCGCAAAAACACTTTGATTGGTGACGAAATGGGCCTGGGTAAAACCATCCAGGCAATTGGTACAATCAATCTAACTAATCCAAAGACGGTCCTGGTCGTTTGTCCGGCGTCGTTAAAACTTAATTGGGAAAGTGAGATGGAAAAGTGGTTAGTATCTGAGCGCACAATTGATGTAATTAATGGTGGGCGTGAGCAGATACCGTCAAATCCTGACGTGGTTATTATTAACTATGATGTTCTTACTAAGTACTCCAAACCATTACAGTCTAGAACCTGGGACATGGTTATCATGGACGAAGTGCATAAGATCAAAAACCCAAAAGCTAAACGCACGGTTGTAGCTGTAAGCATTAAAGCAAGGCGCAAAGTGTTACTTACAGGAACACCTATAACCAACAGGCCCATAGAGCTACAGCCAATAGCCGGTTACCTTGATCATGATAGTTTTGGCAACTTTTTTAATTTTGCACGAAAATATGCTGGAGCATACAAAGGCAAGTTTGGCTGGGACTACAGTGGATCTTCTAACCTGGACGAGCTGCAAAGAAGATTGCGCCAGTCATTTATGATAAGAAGAAAAAAAGACGAAGTGCTTAAAGAGCTACCGGCTAAAAGACGCCAGGTTATTGTGCTTCCAAGCAAAGGTTACGCCAAAGAGCTAACCAAAGAGTTTGACGCTTTAGCCGACGCGGTTAAAGAAACCAGTTTTGAAGAAGTGACGTTTGAAAAAATGTCTGGTGTAAGACACGAAATGGCCTTGGCCAAAGTAGACGACGTTATAGAGCACCTGGTAGATCTGGACCACCAGGTTGTAGTTATGGCTCACCACAAAGATGTTGTCCAGGGTATTAAAGACGGCCTTGAAGCTGCGGGTAAAACGGTAGTTACTTTGACCGGTGACTGCAACCAAGCGCACAGACAGGATGCTGTAGACACATTTCAGGCCGGCAAAGCGGACGTTTTTATAGGCACGATCGGAGCTGCCGGTGTTGGTATTACACTTACAAAAGCAAGCCATGTCGTTTTTGCAGAGCTAGATTGGGTGCCAGGTAACATGAGCCAGGCGGAAGATCGTTGTCACAGGATTGGACAAACAGACTCTGTATTAGTGCAGCACCTGGTGGTTGATAAATCTTTAGATGCCAGGATTGCCGAGGCATTGGTTGTTAAACAAAAGGTTTTAGATAAAGCGCTTGATAATGTGCAAGTCATAGATCAAAGCATAACAATCAAGGATTTAGCACTTTTTACCTAGTTTTATATTTTTGATGCTATACTCTTAAAGGGTCTAGGATAATTAATGACTCTATCGACCGGCCTAGCGGACAATTGCCAAGACGATAGATGAATTTCCTTATGGAGGGAATTATGGCTAATTCAACATTTAATGGACCGGTAAGGTCCGAAAACGGCTTTGAGCAAATTGCTATTACAGCCAAAACAGGTGCAGTAACCACAAACTTCGACATCGACGCGAGTGGTAATGTTTCTGGTACTGGTACTATGAAAATGACCGGTGCTACTAACTTTGTAAAGGCTTACGAGTCTCTTACGGCAGCAACCAAAACAGTCACGGCAGCTGACTCTGGAACCGTTTATGGTTTTAACAGAGCTGGCGGATGCGTGGTAACACTTCCAACACCAGCAGCTGGGGTTCACTATAAATTCTTAGTGGAAACTACTTTTACTGGCGTAGGGCAAATCAAAACAGCTACAACAGATGGAACAGACGGTTTCTTAGGAACTGCGTTTGTTTTTGACACTGGCGAAATTGGTGAGACAGATAACTTTCATCCAGCTGCATCAAACGATGTAATTGACCTGGGTTCAGACGAACAAGGTCGTTTAACTGGTGGCTTTATTACACTTACAGGCGTCAACACTACAACCTGGTTTGTAGAAGCGTTCTTAATGGGTGACGGAACATTAGCTACTCCATTTACTGACAGTTAATAGGGAGTAAATAATGGCAACTAGATTAACAGGCTCAGACGTAAAGGCGGTACACATTACCGCCGATTCGCAAGCTCTAGATGCAGATGGGATCTCAACAGCAGCAGCAGTAGGTAATAACGCTGCATTAACTATTGGAGGCGCTTTAGCTTCTGGTGGTTCATGTACGTTTGATGCCGGAAGGATTGTAACAATACTTTCCGCCGGAAATGATTCTAGTAAATCATTTACTGTTGTTGGTACCGATGTAAATGGCGATGCTCAAACAGAGTCAATTACAGGTGCAAATGCTGGTACAGCTACTGGTAGCGCATATTTCAAAACCGTCGCAAGCATTACGGCTGTGGGAAACCCAGCCGGTAATGTTTCAGCTGGCATTAATGCTTCAGCTGCGGATGTAATATTTGCTGGCAGATCTAGATTCCAAGGTATCAATCTTGTATGCACGGCTACCGCCGGACTATTAGACTTTTTAACAAGCAGCCCAACAGGCACATCAATATTTAAAGTGGGAACCGTAGCCGATGCTACGGCTACCAGAGACATTACTATTCCAGACGAAGGTATGGTTTTTGTCACAGGAATATATGTGCAATATACAGCTGCTACGTTTAATACAATGACGGTATTTAGGGCGTAAATGAAACATGGCAACTATTAGAGATGCCAAAAGAACCAAAGGCGGAAGGCTTACCTATAGAGGCGAGTCTTTTGCTGGTTTTAATAAACCTAGTCGGACACCTGGAGGCAATAAAAAGTTTAAGGTGTTGGCTAAAAAGGGAGATCAGATAAAGCTTGTAAGGTTTGGAGATCCTAATATGACTATTAAGAAAAGCAATCCCAAGC